AATCAAGCAAATCATCTACCATAAGCGATTGTCTGCTCGGTGTTTCCTTTCCAATAGCTTTGATGATGTTGTTTAGTGGCTTATCAACCAATCGCTCAATGTGCATGTCTTTGTTTACTTTGTAGTGTTCTGTGAACCAATCTGGGATCTTCTGAGCATCGGTAGGAATTGCAATGCTTTTAAACCGTCCCACGTTCTGTGTTAGATAGAATACCTTTATTTTCATACCGGTGTTGATTGGCTGACTTTCCTGATCACCATATGTTACAAGACACTCGTTATAGAATATCGAAGCTGCGACGTGTCCAGGAAGCCGAACCCCAGCACCATATATTTTATATTGATCTGTATACTCTTCAACCTTCCTAACACCCTTTGGCAATCCAATAGTCATTAGATCGTCCGTGTTCATAAGGTCTTCTTTGTATTGAACAATATCTTTCGCTATGATACTCCAATCTTCGCCCTTTAGGAGTCGTTCAACGAAGTGATTTAACTGTTTTGATACCTCAGCAGGTAGCGTGGTTTTCTTTGTATCCAGCCCCATAACCTTGAGTTTGTCTGTGAGTACACCTTCCAAATCAACCACATGGAGAACGTATCGTTTCTTATCAACAAAAATACCACGGTCAGCAACGACTTCTCGACCTGCTTTAATGATATTATCGAAGCCATCCGTACACAAGAACGTCTCTCGCATAAAATCATTAAACGTAGCGTTTGTTCTATCGGACACAGAGTCAGCAATAAGAATCGCTTCATCACGGTTTTTAGCGTGAGTTTGAAAATATACAGAGTCTGTATCACCATAGATTACAGACGGTGCTTTCATATCATATTGATCATCGAGCAACTTACCTGCCATTGAGCACATATGACGAAGAATCATTCGTCCTGTTCCAGTTGTACTTTCGCCCATTCGTAAATCATAGTAACGGAAGAATCGATTATTAAGTGCACCATACAGCGAGTTCAATTTAATCTTATACACGTATTGCAGTCTGTCGTAGTACGCTGCGTCTTCCTTATTAGATGCCTCTCTCGACATCTTTTGATACTTTCTTCGGGTGGCGTACCATGTTTCGAGAATAGCTGGAATAACACCCTGCTTTTCTTGATTGAACACAGTTCCAAACCCACTTATTGCCCACTTGTGCTGTTTAAGATAGGATTTCCAATCCTCCCCCGTCATCTCCTTTTCTTCGCCAGTATCCATGACGAGTGTTAGCGTGACATATGATTCTCGTTTAATCTCGTCTACAGCTCGTTCACATTCCTTAAATTGGCCTATGAGTGTTTCAGGACTGATGTTAATCGATCGAATCGCTGATGGGTATAGAGAGTTAATATCCATTGACCCAATCCACTCGTGCATCCCGACATTAGGCTCTAACACCATCGCACCTTGTATACCGTGAGAGTCTTCGTCGACCAAGTTATCAGGAACTCGAACTCCAAGATCGTGAATACAGTAGTTGTTTATAGCAAGCTCTGCAAGTTTGAGTGTTCCCATAACGTGTCTAGCATCTCCCGTAGAGATGTGATACATTTGATTTGCAAGCTCTATATAACCAAGACGATCTTCAAATCCTTTAAGGATTTCGGTATCTCGTAAGTTGTATCGAACAAAATGGGCATAGTTATTTTTATATAAGGACGCTAGAGTTCCTGGGTATTCAAGTTTCAATAGTTCCGGAAGGACTTCTTCTGCAATCGTTTCAAGTTTGTAAGAGGCGCGTTCTGCAACCTCATACTTCTTAAACAATTCCATATAGTCAGTTGTCGCTCTACCCTTTAGTTCGAGTCCGAGTTGTTCGACCATGAATCTGTTTGTGAACTTCCGCCACGACCGAGCAAACGCCTTACCCGCTAGTGGGAAATGCAGCTGTTGAAAGTATCGCTCTCCCAGTACAGAGTATATTCGTTTTGCGATGTATGGTAAGTCGAAAGCGTCGCTGTTCCACCCACACAACATATCACTGTCTTCAATCTCCGCTAACAAATATTGCAGTAGGAGTGCTTCGTTGTCACAAAAAACAATATCAACGGCCACGTCAGTTGGCATAGGGGCGATCGCAGCCATGTCTGCCAGAAACTGATCTTTATCGGGGGTTTCACCAGGCGGCACCGTATATACGATCATTTTACGTTCCCACGTGTGATACAACGCTACAGCATTAATTGGTGCGTATGGTATCTCGCCGGGTTCTGTTCCAACACCAGCAAACCCAAGTTCGGGTTTGTAGTCGACTTCGATATCGAGCATCGTGACGTTAAGAGTTGGAGCTGGTTTATTGTAATAATGTTGGGATAGTATCTTTATCTCGGGCGAGATGTCAGACTCGAACATTGTGGTTCTGCTGTCGGCATTCTTTTGCTTTGCCGCAGACATTTCTTGATATGTATCAAAATCATGTCGAATAAGTTTTTGGCCGAAGATACTTTCGTACTCTCCGTCGCCCTCTGTGAAAAAGAAGTATGGTGCTGGATACGTGACAACTTCACGCACCTTATTATTACGCTCCCACACCCGGACCTCATCGCGGTCTCGAATTGCTGAAATATATGACAAATTAATCCCCTGTTACGGCGCCGTCTACCAATGCTTCGTAAAGGAATTCAAAGTGTTCATTTTCGGATTGTAAATCAGCGTAGTTATTTTTATATAATGTACGAGCTAATTTATTAATTGTTTGCTTCTTGATACCAAACTCCTCAGACGCGGCTCCACAAATTTCTTTTAGAAGCTCTCTTTCTGAGTCAACCCGTAATAGGGCGTTGGTCATTTCAACGATCATTGCTTTTAGTTTGCGACGATCTTCTTTACTTGATGGTACTGCTTGAGTATCTATGGTCATTTAAACCTCCTGTTATTATTATAGTCACAATATTATACTTCGTGACGGGAGGGTATGACAACTTATAAACTTGCGCTTGTTTCTGGTTCTTCTCGATAGGCGATATGGGTATCGACTTGAATCAGTCTGATCATGCTGCGAGACCATTTAGGGTTCACGTAGTCAGCGTGATAGTGAGTAGCGTTCATAGTGAAATCTTCTAACCCCGTTTCTGGTGAAAGAACGGCACTCGTTAACAGTGTGATTTCGTTATACAGTTTATAATTTCTTACATTATCCGAAAGACCATCCGAATACCAACTAAATTGTTTGTGCTCATAAACAACGTCACAAATGTTGCTAGGCCACCGTGGGTCTTCAACCCGCTCGAGAGTCACCAACGCAACAAGCAATTGTCCCTTTAATGATTCATGTCTGGCTTCAAAATAAATATTTTTAGCCATACAAACGTGCTCTGCCTTGGTGTATGTGCGTTTGTTTGAGAACAAATAAGGGTTATAATAGTCGTTATGTATTTCAGCCTCATAGTCTTTATACCAACTTGGCGGCCCACCCAATCCTTCCTTTGTGTCGATTGGATCCCACATTGTTACCACACCTTTTGGCTGTGGGAGTTCCAGAGCAATACTAATCGTCTCAGGACGTGTCAGCACGTTTAGAATTACGTATGGTCCAATTCCAGCAACGAATACAGCAATCAACGCAAATGCGTATGTAATGTAGTCTACTAGTTTCATCATCATAAACCTCTCGGAGGATGATACACTAAAGCCTATGTAAAAATCAACCTATAAGGTTAGGAAACCAACTTAAAAAATTACCTGGGTAATTAGCGGGTTGATACATAAATGGTCTTTTTGTGGCTATGTTTATGCGGACTTGAAATAAGTCACCAACCTGAACGGGCGCGTTCACGTTTATAAAATGAGGAGTGCTTGGAAATAATATTAGCGTTCCTCGTTCTGGATTGAATCCAAAATTGTGATTTGGAAATTCTAACTTTCCACCATACACTTCATACAAATCATCGAAGGAAGGTGCGTTGCTATAATCTGTTAGGAAAAGTATTCCTGTTATATCTCTATCTCTGGTTCGTACCCATTGTTTATTGATATAATCACTACTGTCACACTTCAACTTATCTTTGCACCCCTGTGGGTACCACTCAAACATCATTTTTTCTGTTCCCCTATATTCAACATTATAATATTTTTGAACATCGGGTAGTGTTTGTTTTAGTCTATCGAAGATAAACTGTTCCGCCTTATTGTTGTGCCGTATTGAAGGAATGGGCTTACCGTGTGGATTTGTGTCTGGAACAGTGACATCCATTAAATCAACCACCTCTTCACAAAGAAGGGGCGACAGGAATTCCTGATAGATCATAAACGGTGAGCGTGGAACCATTAGTACGTGATATCGTCTAGGTTTTTAAGAACTTGAGTTCGTAGTAGTTTCATCATATCTCCAACCGAAATATCTCCAACTTGCTCAAGAACCTCATATAATTTCTTTGCTGTTTCGTCTGTTAGGGTAGAGGAAAGTGTAACAGGATCGTGTCGCAGGGATGATAAAAAGTCCGTCGTTAGCAATTCGTCAGCCTCTTTGATAATGTTTGGATCGATCAAAAAGTTACCAGGTTGTAGAGCGTTCTGCCCAACAAGCATTGGATCAGCCATATCGCTGCGGTCATTAAGGTTGACTTGTATGTCTTTTAGAACCTTACCTTTAATCTTCAACGTAACACTAATTACTGCTCTATATGTGGTGTCTCCGCCAGAAGTTTTTACTGCCTGTTGGTCAACGAGATTCATTGTCAATCGGTTGTTCGACAATTGAGGAGCAACAAAAGATACGGTTTTGTTTTCACGGTTTACTTGAACGTCTTTAGCGTTAAGTGAGCACATCTCAGCACCAGTATCAACTTTCGCTATTAGTGAACTTGCTACTGGGAGATTAAGGAAATGTACTTCAATCTTGTCAGCAATAATTCGTGATTCAATTTCTTCTTTTTCGGTTATAGCGAGCGTGGTTGTTCGAACGTCATAAGGAACCACCGCATTGCCGCGTGCCCCCCACAAAAACATAAGCCAGTTGTTCTCTTTGGGACCAGAATATACCACAACACCTTTGCTGTTTTCGCACACCAAATCGGAAAACCGCTCATGGCTGCTTGTGTGACCGGTGTTATATGTAACTGTACCAACTTTCACTGGTTCGTTTGGTTTAAAATCACCAGACACGAAATCAGATTTAAGAGCGGCGATTGTTGCGTATTCTTTCATTGTTGTTCCTTCTCGAGGTCGTCGTAGAAGGTATTTATACGATCTGCTAGTGGTTGGATGTAATCACCAATCGTTTTTTTGTAGACCATAGGCGCCATTCCGCGTTCTACACCAATAATTATCACGATATTCGTGATAGGAATATGAAACATCTCATTATACATAAGAGCATACCCGGTACTTTGCAGGAAATAATCGTTTACCATGCTCGTTGGTTTGTTATTATTTGAGGTTTTGAAGTCGATTATAGCTAATTCACCTTCGTACTCTGCCACAACGTCAACGCGACCGGCTAATTTGTATTCGTCACTAAACAACGGAATTTCTTGCGCCCGGATGTTGTTAATTCTGTGAAGGATAGGCCGTAACTGATTAAAAATTCGAATGTCACAGCCCATCTGATCTCGGGTAGGTGCCTGCTCGTTTTTTAGGTACCGTTCGCACATTAGATGAACGTTTTCACCTCTCGTGGAGCATCGTGCAGATTCTATATCAGCTGCTTCGTGTCCAAGCGAGTCACGCCACTCTTGCAACCACAACTTTTCACCATGACCAAGGATCGTTGTCACAGAAGGGTACTTAACGTTCTCGCGAACCGTGTACCACCGTCGGTTGTTTATTATCTCAGCATCTAGGTTTTTGTAAACAGGTCGCTGACAATGAGTGAATTGAGCCATAAGAACTCACTATACATTGATTGGAATAAAATTGCTACTTGGTCTTTATTGTCTTTAGTGTTGGTTCAGACGATGAGACGGTTTTAGTTGCTTTAATGGTAGACTTCGATCCATTCAGAGGTTTAAACGACTTGCTTGATGGACTCAAAGATTTTTTCTTAGGGGTTGGGGTGGTTCCGCCTGTCACACCCTTTAGTCCAGCATTCAACCGCCCTGCCATT